AACATGCAATTGGTGGAAAACAGGGCAAAATATTTGATGGGGCGGAAGGTCGGCAAAGAAAATCTCCAGCTGGGAGTGGATCTGGCCCCAGTCCTTTCTCCTGCCCGTCCATTTTTTCGTAATGTCGATCATGGCCAGATACAGCATCTTCAAAAGGCTATCGTCGGTCGGAAAAACCGACTTGGATATTGTCACCTTCCGGAGCTGCCGATTGAAATTCTCAATGGCGTTGGTGCTGTAAATGAGCGTCCTAACCTCCTGCGGATATTTGAAGTACGTGCTGAGATTGGCCCAGTTGGCTTGCCAGGAGAGGGTAATTTTCGGGTATTTTCCGCCCCATTTTTCACCGAAGGCATCCAGCTGATACAGCGCCGTCTGCTCATCCACGGCGGCATATACCTTCTTCAGATCCGCCATGAGCGCCTTAATATCCTTGTAGGAAACGAACTTCGTGCTGTTTCGGATTTGATGAATCACGCACTGCTGGATCTCCGTTCTGGGAAAAACAGCCTCGATTGCGCTGGTGAAGCCCGTCAGCCCGTCCACGCAGGCAATGAGAATATCCGCAACACCGCGGTTTTTCAGGCCGTTTAAGATGCCCAGCCAGAACTTGGCGCTCTCGTTTTCACCGACCCACATGCCCAGAACGTCCCGGACACCGTCCATCTGCACACCAATGGCAACATAGACGGCCTTCTTCACGATCTGTCCCTCGCTGCGCACATGGAAATGCACAGCGTCCAGGAAAACCACGGCGTAGATCTCCTCCAGCGGCCGCAGCTGCCACTCTTTGACCACGGGCAGGATTTTATCCGTGACCCGGCTGATCGTGGTATCCGACACCTTAAGGCCGTATATCTCCCGGATATGCGCTTCTATGTCGCCGGTCGTCATGCCCTTGGCGTACATGGACAGAATCTTTTCCTCGATATCCCCGCTGAGCGTGGTCTGATGCTTTTTGACCATTTGAGGCTCGAACTCGCCCTTGCGGTCACGGGGGACCGCAAGCTCCAGATCGCCCAAGCTTGTTTTGAGCGTTTTCTCGCTGTACCCGTTGCGGCTGTTGTCCGTGTCTTTGTTCCGGTAGTCATATTTGCTGTAGCCCAATCTCTCGTCTAGCTCGCCCTCCAGACCGTTTTCCAGCACAGTGCCAACCATTTCTTTGAATAGTTCCTGAACGCCGGCTACGTCGTTGATCCCGGCGTCCTGCAAAAGCGCCAATAATTTTTTTGTAAAGCGCCCTGCAAAAGGTGAAAAAGCAAAATCCCCGAAAAGCCCGGTATCTCAGGCTTTTCGGGGATTTTTGACTAAGGACACAAACGGTGAAAAAGTGCACCGTGCGGACATGAAACCAGACTTCGTGCGGAAAATTTAACTATGCGCGCTCATCGAGCAAATCCAAGAGGTTTTTACAGCAATCGCTTATCTCTTTTTTAGCACGAAGCAGGGTGCTAGTGTGCAAGGCCTTCATACTTTGCTGAGAGTTTGTTCTTGACAGAACAATGGATACCTCATCAATAATAGCCGCAATCGCTTCCAATAGTAGTTCCCGGTATTTTTCACTATCATTTGTTTCTTGGTATATGGTGAGAAGCGCAGCTAACATAAACTCAGTATTATATAAACTTCCGTCTCCCATTTGCGCATTCATGATTAAATCTTCAATCATGGAAAGATACTGCTTAATCTTGGGTTTAGTTTCTTCTGCCGCTGGAATGCCATAGACTTTATCCATGCCAAATTCATAACCTATAAGCTTGAGTAGCGTTTCAGAAGGATTTTCCTTGCCGCTTTCAATCTTGCTAATATGTGCGTGACTTACCCCAAGCCGAGCTCCAAACTCTTGCTGGGATAAGTTATTTTTTTGGCGAATTTCCTTAATCTTTGCGCCCGTCATTGCGCCTTCGCTGCTCTCCTGAGACATATTTCACCCTCCTAAATGTGAGTATATTACAATAAAGTGTTGACAATGTAACTCACACACATTATAATTGTGATGGAGTTAAATGTAACTTAAGTATATCACAATTAAATCGCAAAAGAAAGGAGTATTTATCATGTCTCGTAGTATAGCAAAAAGCTATGATTCTAAGCCGAAATTCGGGAAACTTGTGTCTTTTCAACTATGCACTATCGGAAAAAGTCAAAAATGGCTTGCGAATCAGTGCAATGTAACTCCCTCACATATTTCGATGATTCTTGCAGGCAAGGCCAATCCGTCCAACAGCCTAATATTTGAAATGGCTTCTGCCTTGGGAGTGGAAAGCGGTGCATTGATCAATGCTCTTTTTGAAGCGTCATAAGGAGGTTGAGACCATGCAATGGCTATCAGTGTCAACCGTTTCAAAATTAATGGCGTATTCCGAAAGAGCTATTCGGAGAAAGGCAACAGAAGAAAAGGAGTTTGGTTCGCATGGTTTCCGGTATAGAGCAGGGAAACGCGGTGGCAAGCAGCTCCAAATAGCCCTTGAGGCGCTCCCGGCGCAAGCGCAAGCAGCCTACAGGAGACAGCAGGATGAAACTATCCCATTCCGCAATGAAGCTATCTTTACCCAAGCCCAGCGAGCAGAGGCCGAGCACCGCAAGCATGTTGTTCTTCTCTTTGAGCAGTACAAGGCAAGCCGCCTAAAGGCTGGTGATGTTAAGGAAACCGTTCTGAAAGGTGATTTTGTTTGTAAATACAACATGGAGCACCCGGAAAGAACCATTACTACCAAAACCCTATATGAGTGGATTCGCAAGTTTTACTCTGGTGACCCTCATGCGCTCATAGATGGCCGGGGCGGGTACAACCGGGGGAGCAGCTCCATTGATCCCGAAATGTGGGAGTATTTCAAGGCACTCTATCTTAAACCAAGCCAGCCCAGCGTAAAGGAGTGCTATCGCCTTACCCGGATTGAAGCAGATACAAAAGGTATCAGCATCCCCTCCGAAAAGGCGTTTCGGCTTGCGACAGACAGAATATCAGATGCTGACCTAACACTTGCCCGACGCGGGAAGAAAGCTTTTGAAGATGGGTACATGCCGTATATTGAGCGTGACTACTCAGAGCTTAGCCCTAATGATCAATGGGTTTCCGATCATCATGTATGGGATATATTCGTCCGTGTGCCGGATGGAAAAGGCGGCTGGAAGAAAGAACGGCCTTGGGGCACTTACTGGATGGATATGTGTACGCGCAAGGTAATGACAAGCTCTATTCGGGTTCAAAGCCCTAACTCAGATATTGTCTTGTGCAGCTTTGGAAATGCCGTTAGAGGCTACGGAGTGCCTAAGTCAGTCCTATTGGATAACGGCAAGGACTACAAGTCAAACGACCTGTTTTCCAAGCAGGATGAAGAGGTCATTGTCAGCAACTTACAACGCAATTTCCAGATCAGGACGGTTTTCGCTATTCCCTACAATGCGAGGGCTAAGCCTATTGAGAGAATGTTCAATACCTTTGAGAGCCAGTTCGGCAAGAAGTTTCCCTCCTATGTAGGAAGTGATACTCAGAAACGGCCTGAGAGCCTCAAGGACATTGACATTATGGAATGCCCCACGCTGGAAGAGTTCATTGAGCTGCACAACGAGTATGTGTATAACACCTACTGCAACAGTGAGCATAGCGGTGAGGGCATGGACGGTATGACACCCAATCAGGCATATAGCTCCAAGCCGTTTGCAGTTCGCAGGGTTTCGGAAGAGGTTCTCAGACTGTGCCTGATGCGCATTAAGGGAAAGCGAACCGTTCAGCGTAATGGCGTGACCTTTAACGGTGAGCACTATTACATGGGTTCAATGAATATCAACTATGTCGGCAAGCCTGTGTTTGCCCGGTATGATCCCAACGACCCGGACACTCTTCATATCTTCGACCTGAACGACAACTATCTAACACCGGCGCACAAGGTGCAGAAGCAAGGGTTTGATTCGGCTCTTGTGGATTTCAAGGGACAAGGCCAACGCCGCAAGGAGGCAAGAGCCACAGCCACAAAGGAACATCCATTTAAAGTGGCAGGGCGTTCCCTGCAAAGCGTGAAAGAATTGGTCATGCAGCAGGCCGCACAAGCTTCTATCACCACACCAGCACAAGCAGTTCCCCGCGTCATAGAGCCTATTCGCAATACAAAGATGGAAGAGAATGCTCGCCGGGCTTCTATGTCAGACCTTGACCGCCAGTATCAGGATGCCCTTGCAAAACAGCAGGAGCAGGAGCGCACTCTTGATGAGCGCAAGAGACGCATTGCCAGCCTATTTACTGAACAGATGCTCGCACCCTATTATGAATCAAAGCTAAAGGAGGTTGCAAAATGAACTTCGAGTTATTTGAGAAAAAGTCAGAAAGTCCCGATTTTGTTATGACCAAGTGCGCCAGCAATGTGATGATGGCTTGCACCTATGCAAAGACCAATGGTGACATTGCATTGATTTACGGCGAGGCCGGGCTTGGTAAAACCGCCGCCCTCAAGGAGTTCTCCAAGGCGAGAGAGGGGGTGACCTATATTGAGCTGAACACCTGCGACAAGTCCCCCAAAGGGGTTTGTGAGCGTATTCTTGAGACATTTGGTAAACCAGCATGGGGCGTGGATCGAAAGCTTGTGAATGAGATTATTCACTATTTGAAAGCATCTCCAACCCTCATTATTCTGGATGAGGCGCAGCACCTTAACCAGCGAGCATTGGAGACCCTGCGCGGAATTAACGATGTAACGAAAATGGGGCTTGTCCTTTGCGGCAACCCCACGGTATATGACCAAATGCACGGTAAGCGCCAAGCTCATTTTGCTCAGCTCTACAGTAGGATAGGACTACGGCGGCGAGCTACAGTTCCGACCAAGCAGGAGATTAACAGCATCTTCAAAAAGTCCCCACTCGATGACGATTGCTGTGAGCTCTTGCATAAGCTCTCCCTTGCTGATGGTGGATTGCGTAATGCGGTCAAGGTATATAACCTTGCTGTAAATCTCGCCGCCGCGTCCAATGAAGCGCTTGACTTACTGTTCCTGCAATCCGCTTATGAGATGGTTTGCGGAGACCTGTAAATCAAGCTGTGACAGTGGTTCAGACTGTCATAGGTATTATACCCGAGATTTAATCATTTTTCAAACAGAAAGGCGTGTCGTTATGGAAGATACAGCAGCAATGATAACAACCGCCCAAATTAAGAAGATATGGGCAGAAGCTAAGATTGCGGGATTGAGTGATCAAGCCCTGCACACGACATTTATAGAGGTATTCAATAAGTTCAGCATGAAGCAGCTCACCAAGGCCGAGGCCGCCGAAGTCATTGACGGTCTGTGCATAGCCAACGGCTCAGCGCGTCCAGCGGCACCCAACAGGCCGGGAATGATGACCGAGCGGCAACAGCAGTACATTGAGGGGATGCAGCGCGACCTTGATTGGAGCAATGACCAGCTTAACCGCATGGTCAAGCGAGTTTGCAAGGTTGACCATGTAAGGTTTGTCAACAAGGCCGGAGCTGCCAAGCTGATTGAAGCAATGAAGAATATGCTACAGAAGCAAAGAACGATTTCTAAGGAGGATGAGAAACATGGTCAATTGTTATAGTAAACCGCTCACCGAGCTCGAATCTGATCTCGTTGATATGTATCGGATTTTACCCGAGAGTTATAGACAATCTGTATTCGACCTTATTCATTATAAGTACACCCGGCTCGTGGAGGATGGAGAGACCAGCATTCGCCTGATCAACGTGTTTCGCCATGAACAACAAGCCTTGAAAGGCAAAACTTACTTATCATCTTCACGACAGAGTTTATAACTTCAACATAGACCCCGTTATCACGCGTGATAACGGGGCTTTTTCTATATCCGGGTAAGTTTACCCTACCGTGATAATATACGGCTCACAGAGCAGCTTAGCGGCTTGTGCCATACTTGGTAATATCCTCTGCTGACAGTCCAAGCAGCTCATGGCTACGGGATTTAGATTTGGGTGACATTGTATTGATAACGCCTATCTCACCCATTGGCACGACCTGGGGAGCGTTCTTGAGCCAGAGGGAGAAGTCATCCACATCGTTCATGGCATTTTTGAAAGCCCAATCCCGCTGATATGGCGCGAGCTTCCCGGTCTTGAGGGCGAGCTCCACAACATCCTCTGCTTTGGCCTTATAGGCTTCAAACTCCATAGAATCCACTTTGAGCTTAAGCGAGGTTTGATTCTGGATCAGGCCAGCAACAGACTGAAAGATTTCTTCCATAGAGGCCGATGCAGGGAGTTGTAAAAGTTCAGTCAGCATTTCCAGCAATGCGCCTACATCTGTTTCAGACGATTCGCCAGAGGGAGCCGTTCCTTCTTTCGTTGGCTCCCCGGCCTGATCGGGCTGCTTCGTTCCGTTCTTGTTGACAATGGGAATCATAGCGTCAATGGCTGGCTTATTGGTAAGAGCAACGGAGTGCAGCAGCACGGCCTTGCGGTCACTTTTGCGAACCTGAATAACCGGGGAACAATAGCGATACTCTCGGTTCTTTAAATACTCCGTGGCTCGTTCTGTCCAATCTACCACGCCATAAATACCGTCACGCTTTAAAACCAGCTCTTTAATCCATCCAGCAGCCGGAGCTTGCACGTCCTGCAATGTCTGATGCTCATAATCTACAGGGATTTGGAGTTGCCTCCCTTTAAAGTCTTTGAGAATCTGATTATAAGATTCGTTGTCGACCAGAAAATCACCTTTTTGACTGTGAACAAGCCCCAGAGGGAGAACGAGGAATTGCTTTGGAACTCCGTTTTCAATAGAAACAGAGTTTTCTATCATAAAGAAATCGTTCATTGGTATACCCCCTTATGATTTAGCTGACGCTTTTGTTTTGCTTGTAGTGTTGTCTTCCCCTGTGGTATCCTGAGTATCGTCATTGCCTTCCGTGAGCAGGTCAACGGTAGCCGCCGCCGTATCATCTTTCAGCGCAAAGCTTGATGTACTCGCGGGAGCAGATTCAGTAGTAGCGGGAGGTACTTCCCCGGTAGAACCAAAGGCTAATTGCCACAAGCCATACCCTGCATTGCAACGAGCGTCTACGCCGTAGATAAACTCTTTATCCCAGAATACATTGTCATCGTTGGGTCTGTCCTTAGCTACGAGCTGCGGTTTACGCCTGTTTTGGAAGATGAAGGGCTTTACAGGGCGCTTTGTGCATAATAGGAACCACTGTTCGGGATTGGCTGCCAGATCGGGGACAACCAGTAGCTCAGCCGTGCCTTTATAGATATTCGTCTCTTGGTGAATCTCGGTGGCCTCCAAGATTGTACGCGCAACGGCTTCTTTCTGTGGAGATACAACCAGTAGGTCGGGTACAATGCGCAGCGGTTCGCCTTCATCGTTGACAAGGGTGAGCATTTGGGTACGAGCTGCGCCGTAGCTATCCGGCGTAAGTTGGGCAGTCCCCTTATTGCTTTGTGCCTTAACCTTCTTACCCTCAATACCGGGCGTATGGCTGTCACTGATGAACGGCTTTCCATCAAAGCACAACTCGGTAAATGCTTTGGGGAGCAGCCCGAACACCAGCTTATCAGGATGCAGCCGCGCACTATATGCGAGGTCTTGGAACATAGGCTTAAACACGCCAATGCGGTCATCCTCAATATCGTTCCGGGGAACGGAAACGGTCAATTCAAAATCCTTATTGCGGATGGTGTAGCCATACGCTGCAAGGTTTTTGATTTCGCGGTCTCCGATCCACTCTCTCATGCTGGGAACTGCACCTAACCATGCATATGTTTCATCTCTGGTTTCGGAAGGCACTTCCATCGCAACCTTGGTATATTGCACTTCGGTTTCCGAAAAGGCCTTATTGAACACCGTATTAAAGGCACTGAACGCCTCTTTAATTGAAGCTTGATTGATGATCATGATTTTTAGTCCTCCTAACTATTATCTGCTTTAAGGCGGCGTACCCAGCGTTCGGATACGCCGTATTTCTTTGCTAACTCGGTCTGGTTGTAACCGTTGTACTCTTCCAAGATTCGCCTATCTCGGATTGGTCTTAGAATGGATTCCTTTTGGGGGAGATACGTAGTAGACCCGCCAAGCATTTCGGTAATGATTAAAAAGTTACTCACCCCGATAGCCTCGGCAATGCTACGGTATAGCCCCTCTGGAATCAATTCTAAGGTGAGCTCTTCTTCAAGTGGTTTATCCACTATGCACGCCCCCTTTTATCAGCTATTTTGAGATAACGCCTGAGTCTGCATCAATTTTGCCTTTGGCCTCGGTCAGAACCTGATGGAGCTGCTTGGAGAGCGCCGGATCATGCTTTATAGCATCCAGCAATTGCCCTTCCATCTCCTCAAAGGCAATGTCAATTTTGCGCCGCATTTCAAAATCAGCTCGCTTAACGCTGCTTTCTGTTCTGGCAATTTGCAAGAATAGGCGGCTTGCCTGTTCAATGGGAAGCTCGTTAAATTCATCTTCCGCACTGGACAGGCGCTGCAAGAGACCGCTCTTCAAAATTGCCGTGGTTACTTTTACCGTGTCAATATCGGGATTGTCCCCGATGAAGTCCACAATGAATTTGGTTTTCTCAAGGTCTTTTGCCACGCGATCCGCTGTCTCATAAATGCGGAAGGCATAGCGGGAGATTGACGAAAGGCTAACCTTCATGCTATGCTGTGTTTCAAGCCAGTGCTGAATATCACGGTAGCTCATGTTGTCTTTGGTCAGCATTTCGTTGACCTGATCCAAAACCTCTTTTGGTAACTGGTACATTCGTGAATCGGAGCGCGGCTTGCGCGGTTTCTCGGCCATTACAGATCAATCCCCGCTTCATCATCGCCGCCGTTCTCAATGAATCGAACGCCTTTGGTGGTGAGACGTACCACACCATCGCGCTCATAGGCCGTGTAGGGCGTGATTCTCACATCTGTGAACTCAATCAGCCCCATGTCAGCAAGATACTTGAGCGGCTCCCAAATGTCAGGATCAGAGACCAAGCCGTCTTTATTCAGGTCATTGGAGATGCGCCGAACCATAAGGCTATGCTGGCGACCTTTGACCAGCATCCGCAAAATGTACCCCCGGATTGCTGCGTTGGCGCGTCCGGTTTCTTCAAAATTTGCCATGTTTGTTTCACCCTTTCATAAACCTAATATTTCAATTTGTGTCGTTTGAAATAGCGCTATTTCGAGATAAGAGTACTGATATTCCCGCATAAAAGCAACCCCTAAGACCACTCAACATGGGCGGTTTTAGGGGTTTTCACGTTTTGTATATCTTATTTTCACGTATTGCGGGTAACATGACAT